GGTGGACTGAAGATACCGGAAACTCACATGCAGACCGATATTACCCCGGACGCTGCACAGTCGCAGATTAACAAGATCATGTCAGACCCGTATTATGTCACTTCAACACCAACAGATAAGCCGAGGAATGTAGCACTTCACGAAGAGCTTGTTGCGAAAGTAGCAAAACTCTTTGAGATCAAGACCGGAGGTGGATAATGGGTGACGAACGGGATATGAATAGATTACAAGAGTTATACGAAAAAACGAAAGACCCTGCGGAAAGACAGTCGTTAAAGAGTGAAATGGACAGCATTCCAGTAAGCTCAAGCGATCTTTCACAAGCTATGGAACGTGAAGCAACGTTTAAAGCCGCAGAGGTAAAGAAGTTTCAGAAAAAAGTAAATGGATAGTTGAGTAGCCCGCAAGGGTTCAACTGACCGACAGAAAGATGTCTACTGACTGAGTACGAACAGTAGGTAGAAGTCCATTTTGGGTAGCTTCTCCGATAAATGTTAGTTTAACTTTATTTAGGAGAAGCAAAATGAGCTTCGAAATTACTACAGCTTTTACTGAACAGTATCGGGCTAATGTCCTGTTACTGAGCCAGCAAAAGATGAGCCGCCTTAGAGCGACTTGCCAGGAAGAGTCGGTCGTAGGCCGTACATTCTATGGCGAAAGGATCGGTGCAACCGCTGGTGCGGACATCGAGGAAAGACACGGTGACACACCGTTAGTATCTACGCCTCACAGCAGACGTAGAGGTTCAATGGTTGATTGGGACTGGGCAGACCTTATTGACGATCTTGACAAGCAGAAAATGCTTATCAGTCCTGAAAGTACCTACGTCCAGAACGCCGTTGCCGCAGCAAACCGCAGGATAGACAAACACATCTATGATGCTCTTGGTGGAACAGCCGCCGCCGGTCAATCTGGTGGAACAACTGTAAACAACTACGATCTTGGCGAATGCCGTCTTGTGGATAGTGCCGGAGGGGTTGTTACTGCTGGTAGTAACCATAGTGCCGCTATTTCAACACCTTTGACTATCGCCAAAATGTTGACGTTGAAGTTGTTGCTCGATCAGGGTGATATTGATCCTGAACGTCAAAGGCATATCATAGTCAACCCGTACAACATCGGCCAGATATTAAGCACCACGCAGGTTTCAAGTGCTGATTACAACACGGTCAAGGCGTTGGCACAGGGACAGATTGACACTTTCATGGCGTTCAAATTCCATATGTTGCAGGATTACATTGATGCAACAAAGGGTCATCTTCGTGACAGCGAGCATGAAACAGCAGACGAAGCTGTTGAATGTTACGCATACGCGCAAGGTGCAATTAAACTAGGTGTTGGTAAAGACATCACGACAAGGGTTGACATACGGGTAGATAAACGTATGTCGATGCAGCCTTATGTCAGGATGAGCTTCGGCGCGGTCAGAGTCGAAGGGCCAGCGGTAGCTGAGATTACTCTTAAGAAGAGTGCTTAAAGAAAGGGGTAATTTATCATGGCTAGAAAAAAACTAATCACAGGTGTTGCTCCGGGTCCGGTCATTTATCCGGCACGGCCACGACACGATTACATGGATCAGTCGGCTACACAGAGGCACGAACTTGGTGCTAGATACACCACCGAAGACGGCAGGGCATATAGATACTGCAAGAATGGTGCAGTTGCTTTGGTGACAGGTCATCTTATTCAGAGTGCCGCTTTAGGCGGTTCTTCTGGGCATGTCCAGACAGGTATTGCGGTTCAGGCAGATTCTGCTATCGGTGACGAGTCTATTTATGTCGAACTTGACACAGACGCAGCAACCCTCAATCAGTTTGCAGGCGGTTACTTATGTATAAGTGACGATGCAGGCGAAGGTCAGATGTTTGGGATCGTTGGTAACTCCGTAGCCACTGGCGGCGGAACTTGCCGGGTTGATCTTGACAGGCCAATTAAGATAGCGGCTCTTGTCGCCACATCTTTGGTTCAGATGATGACCGACCCGTACAGCACGGTTATCGCGGCCCCGATTACCACTCCAACCGGATTGATACTCGGCATTGCTCCTATCGCTGTTACTGCCGAGTATTACTTCTGGGTACAGACTTGGGGCATGTGTTGCGCTAAGGTAGGAAAGGCTATGACTATGGGAACGCATGTTATCCAAGATGTATCCATAGCAGAATCAGTTGGGCCGGGTGATGGTGCAGTGATTAACACCATTATTGGGATGTGTGGCTTAGTAACAGCCACGACCCAATCAGGATTAATATTCCTGACTATCGCACCTTAATTAAAACGGACGGGGCCGGTTTCGGCTGGCCCCAATTTTTAGGAGATATATTATGATTACAAAATATCCTAGAATACCTGTGCCGTCTAATGCTGTGCCTGATAGTTACGTCTATTCGTCTTCAACAGACCAGAAGTATGCCTTGGGTACACTTCTTGACTTAGAGGACGGCAGACGGTTCAGGTATGCTAAAAACGGTGCAACAATTCTATACAAAGCTTTAATGGCTCAAGCAGCCGCCATTGAGACTAAATGGGAAACTATTACACAGACAGCCAAGACAGCGGCAGTCGGTGACTATGACATTCCTGTTTTGATTACTACGGGTAGCGGGCTTGCAGCAAACGAATGGGACGAAGGCTGGCTCATCGTAGAGTCTACCCTTGCGGCTGGCATAGGTGATATGTACAAGATCGCTTCGCATACACTTCATGCAACCGCACCAACAGTAACTATCCAAGACCCCGGTGGAGTTCGTACAGCACTTGATGCAAGCCAAGTTTGCACGATTATACGAAGTCCATATATGGCGGTGATAGTCACTCCTGCTGCTGCTAATCCAACAGGACAAGCTATGGGAGTTCCGCTGATTGATATTCCGATCAGTTCTTATGGTTGGTTACAGACCAGAGGGCCATGTCCTTTGATCGTTGATACAGGCGAAACCTTAGTGCTTGGCACACCGGTAGGCTTTACATCTGCTGGTATTACGGTAGCTGGTACTTGTGGCAAAACTGCCGTTGATGATGCTACTTACGGACAGGCTCTTACTAATGCTGCTGCTGCTGAAGCAGGCATAGTAAATTTGATGCTTGAATAACAGTAGGGCTGGGTTTCGGCTCAGCCTTACATTTTTAGGGAACAGAATATGTCTTTAAGTATTTTTGACCCGGTATGTTTTGGGCAGTACCCAAAAGATGAAGAGCCTGAAGTGCTTCATTTTCAATATGAAGGTTCTGAAGATGTCTTTAGGTATGTTTTAGTAGAGCGTATTCCGATTACAAAGATCAATGCAGCCCGGCGCAAAGCAGGCGAGGGGTCGGGCGAAAGTGCGATCCGAAAGAGTTATTTAAAAGAACAATTTAAGGAGATATAAAAATGGATAACGCGGTAGGTAATTACCCCGGAACGATAAAGGGTATATTGAAACCGGGGTCACAGATCACAGACGAAAGCGATAGTAAGAAGTTTTCGCTTGGAACTCGCCATGTTCAAGGGGATAGGGTGTTTCGTTACGCTCATATCCACGCAGACGAGAACATTTTAACGCGAGGATCGGTTGCGGTTGCGTATAACACGGCAAGCATTGAAAAGGGTGCAAAGTTAGGCGCCCTTAACAAAGGATCAAAAACGGCTACATGGACTGTTGTAAACCGCGTAGTTGCTCGTAACCAGTTTGCTAACGGATATTTACTCATGCAGGGTGGATATGTTAAAGCCATTGAGGGTAATAGCGGCGAAAAGGCCGGTAACACGATAGCTTTGACGTTCAAAGACGAGATCACAGAAGAAGATGCGGCTGCAGGAAACTATGGTATTCTTTGCGAGGGTCTCTATTCTAACGCAAAAGAGCGTACTTTCGGCAATACCGGCCCCGGCCTTATCATCGGCGTTCCCGTAGCTGACCTCACAGGCGATTATTTTGGATGGCTACAGACTTGGGGGCCATGCGGAGTTATCGGCACAGCGGCTACCCTGAACGATTCTGGACAGGTTACAGGCGTTGTACCGGGTATAGATGCAAGCTCGGCAAACCAAGTGATAGCTACAAACCCGGCGATGGTACAGGAAAACCGGATTGTTGGTTATAATGTGCCATACAATACAACTAACTGGGATAACGAGGCATATCGCATGTTATTCCTTACAATTAGCCCATAAGGAGATTTAAGTATGTCTATAACAAAAAGAGGCCAAAGAGATGGCACAGGGCCGCATAAAGATTCTTACCAACGAAGTAAGACTGGCGGCAAAGGCAAGCGGGTATTAGCGGGCCAGAGATGCCCCAAGAAATAAAGGAGATTTATAATGGCAGTTACAGCAAATGCTATAGTAGTAGTTCAACCACCCGCTGGCGCAGTACCGGGTGTCGTGTCTGCGTATTCCGCTGACTTCTCAGGTGGTGAAGACCTGATTGCTGCGGTAGCTTTAAAGAGCCACTACATCAAAAGGCTTATTATTCAGTGTGCATCGGCGATAACAGTCGATATTGGTGCAGGTCAAGGTACTGATGTTACTACGATTTATCTTGGCCCGATACCATTTTCTGCATCTGGCCCAGCCTTCGAGGTGGATTTTGGCGACAAAGGTATGCAAATTTCAGAGGGAGTTGCGTTCTCGATAGACGCAAGCGGTGCAGGGGCAGTAGCCGTGTATGCAGAATATGTAACTTACTAAGGAGGCTACTATGCCAAGTGACGTAGAAATATGCAACATGGCTTTGCTCAGATGTGGTGCAAAACCAAGAATAGCCTCACTTACAGAGGACTCGGATAACGCAAGGGCTTGTAATACGTTCTATGCTATGGTCAGAGACGCGGTGCTTAGAAGTCATCCGTGGAACTGCGCGATAGCTCGAAAAACGATTACAGCTTTAGCCGATACTCCTGATTCCGACTGGGACTATCAATACCAGCTACCGACAAATCCATGGTGTTTGAGAATGCTTCAAGTAGGTGAACTGGCAGACCAGCCGATACCGTGGAAAGTAGAGGGTCGCAGGCTTATGACCGATGAGGGCAGCCCGCCTATTGCTTATATAAAGCGGATCACCGATACAAACGAGTTTGATTCTATGCTGGTGGATGTTCTTGTTTTGAAAATAGCTGTAAAAATAGTCATGCCGTTGACATCGAATGTCAATATGCACAAAAGTATAATAGACGAAATTGAAGGCATTAGCTTACCAGAGGCAAGAAGTATTGACGGACAGGAAAGTAGTGTTGATAAAATACAGGTCGATGGTTGGGATCAGGCGAGGTATTAAATGATAACATCCGAAACAAATAGAACTGAAGAACTTGTAACCGATGCAGCGGAGACAGAATTTGATTTTGCAATGTTGATCCATGCAGCGTCAGAGATACAGGTCTGGTATGAAGTTACGGGCGGGAACTATACACAATTAACGCTTAACAGTCATTATTCAGTTACATTCACCGAATATGGAGGAACTGTAACTACTATCGGAGCCGCTTCACCTTATGCAGCAGGGAAGATACTCATAATTAGAGATTTGCCTTTGACCATGCAGACTAGTTGGCTTTATAACGACAATCATTCCGAGCAACAACACCAAGACGATTTTGACAGATCCGTAATGCGGGATATTCAGATACAGGAACAACTTGACAGGTGCGTAAAATCCCTAACAACTTCATCCTTAACCGGCGTTAATCTGCCCGAACCAGCGGCAAACTACTACCTTGCGTGGAACGCGGCGGGAACCGACCTTGAAAACAAAACCCTTGACGCTACCAGTATATCACTTGCGTTTGATGGGCTGACCGATGTTGATGTACCTACTCCTGCCACAGATGATAC